GTCAAGCAACACCGGAAGCAGACTAATCTCGAGATCAAAGATACTAGAAACTTCGTCCTTGACGATGTCTGTGCGTAGCCTGTCCCACAAGCGCAGGGTAACGGCGGCATCTTGCTCGGCGTATGCACCAACAAATGTTGATGGCAGCTTCCACATACCACTCTTCGGATCCACACCAAAGTATTCGGCTGCTTGCTTCAGGAGCTTTTCGTTTTTCCACTCACCTAGATACTCTCCAGCCAACGAGTTAAGGTTGTAGTACCTACGGTTCTCGTTGAGCAGAGGCGCGGCAATCATTGTGTCGATGATGCGCCCTTCAACCTCGATCCCTTCAGCGCGTAGCCAGCCCAGATCATACATCGCATTGTGAAAAACCTTCTCGATATGCGGCGTAGCCATTTGCTTTTTGAACCAGTTCATGACAGCGGTGCGTGGCATGTTGCCCCCGCCCTCATGCTTGATAGGAAAGTACCAAGAGCTATCCCCCGCAGCCACGGCGATACCAATAATGTACCCGTCCTTGCGTACCCAGCCCGGTCCAAGAGACATCAGGTTTGGATCTCTTGTCTCAAGGTCAACTGCGATGCGCTCATGACCGGTCAGGTCTGGAAAGGTCGAAGGCGGATGCCAGTCTTGTGACAAAGGATTTGCCGCCTGCTGTTTAATTTCTTCCTGATCTTCAATGTCTGTGCTGTCACGCATAATAGGAAACTCACCTCTGTTTCTGGGATCGTCGATAAAGCTAAACTGATGCGGCTTAGTTTTCTTCATCGTTAGCTATCTCCCCGCCCAGTGCGGCGTACCCAATGATGTCTACCCACGAGTCGTTCTTGCTTGTATCCTCTGCAAGTCTAGCCAGCTTCAGACCAATCATGCAGGCCACCACATCTTCTGGGGTGATTGCATGAACCAACTTACGCTCCAAGAAAACATTCCAGATCGCAGCAATCCGCTCGTGATTCATTTTAGCAGGACCATACTCCTTGGCTCTCGGCCCGTTGATTAGTTCTTCTGCTTTGTTGAGGAAGTCTTCTCTGGTTTTCATAGGTAGAATCCGTTTCTTGTTTTTGGTTCAACTAAATGCAAGGCTTTCTTAGCCCGTGTAATACCCACATAAAAAGTCCTGACCTCGGAATCTTGATCAGGACTTTCTAATGCAGCTTTTGTAGAGTCGAGAAGAAGCAGCACGTTGTCTGCCTCACCACCCTTGGCCTTATGGATCGTAGAAATTTTTAAACGAGGTTTGTCCGTAAGGATCTTCTCCCCCGCACGGCGGACAGAAGTTATATATATCTGCTCCTTCTCCGACACCTTCACTATCTCGTACCACGGTGTCTCCTTCGACACGGGCCACAAGCATTTCTCTGTAATGTCGTCGAGAGTATAGTCTTGATCTGGATCTAGGGAGCGGAGTATAGAGCGCCCAGACTTGGGCAAAATGTTTGGTCTGATTTGTTTCTCGAAGGTCTTCAACTGTTGGGCAGATAAAGCGTGTCCTTTGCATAAGCGTAACCATACCTCAATTGCTTCTAGGATGTTGGGGGATACAGACCAACCAGAACCTTCGCGGTAGAATACATAACCGCTTTCTTTAAGCTGTGTAGAGATTTGATTTGCAATGTAATTTGTTCTTGCAAGGATTAACCACTCACCGGTTCTGATGTCTACATCCATAATATCATGATGCCAGACAACTGTCCCCTGATGAGTGGCAGGATTCCAAATTTTTTCCTGACGCACACCTATTCTCTTGACAAGGCGACCCGCTACATCGTGCACCTGCGCGGGTATCCTGTATGACTGCTGCAATATCTCCTTGTTCTCACAAGCTCCCAAGAAGTCCCGCACCTGAACACCCATCCACGCATAGATACACTGGTCGTCATCCCCTGCATAATAGATACGTTTGGCAATAGGACGTAGTACCCCGAGAACCATCTTCCACTGTAGCGGTACGAGATCCTGAGCCTCATCGACAATAAGGACATCGATACTTGGCCCTTGGCCCTCGGCTATAAAGTTCTCGATCATGTCCACAAAATCAAACTTGTTGGCTTCGCTTTTGTATGACTGCATAGCGTTGCGAACAATTCGTGCTTGCTGATAGCTTAGGTTATAGTCACCTGTCTGATTGAACTGATCTGCTAGATCGATGCCCCTGACCCTTGCCATCTGTATCATAGACAGATAGGCGTCTCCGCTTTTTCCGGGGGTAAACAACACCCCATCAGAGCTAGTCAGGCTAGAGTTTGAGCCGAACTCTAGCCCGACTAACTTGCCGAGCGCAGCGTAGTCGCTGCCTCTCATTACTTGACGGGTGTTCATCCCGCTAAATTGAAATGCCATAGAGTGTAAAGTACGAAACCAAATCATCTGCTTCGGATCCATACCCAGCACCCCAGCCGCACGAGTTCGTGCTTCTTCAGCAGCTTTCTTGCTGAAAGAAACAAAAGCAATGCGGTCAGCAGGTGTGCCATTCTCTAGCTCCTGCTTCACGATGTTAATCAGCTTGGTTGTCTTGCCAGTGCCGGGAGGACCGAAGATAGTTGTTTCCATCAGAACGGAACCTCAGAAGTTTCTACATAAACGTCTGGTATTTCTACCTCTCCCACAAACTCTGGAACCCACCATACGCGAATTGTTTTCCACGAACCCTTAACTGTTTTAAAACCCTTAACGCCGTGAGATTCTTCTCCACCATTGACCTCTTTAATACGTTCTTGAATCTGTGCTCTAGTGTATTCATCAAAGCGTTTGTTACGCAGGTAGTTCATCAAGCCCTCGAGCCGGAAGAAAATCTTACCTTCCTCTGGGTATGGCTTGCCGAGCAGTAGTTCTTCTGCCGACTGAGCCTGCACATTACCGGTGCAATAGTTTTCTAAGTGGTCAATGAACTGGCCTTTGTATGTTAACTCTTGTGGCACCTCGATCTCGTTTAGGTTGTCCATCATAGAGTTGACTACCGTGTGCCAGTCAGCCGCCTTCATAGCTTGCGGCATAAAGTTTAGCTGCTCCATACAGGCACGTTGAAACTTCAGCGGAACCTGTAGCTCCTCTGTCGTTAGCTCCAAGCGCCGACCGTTCACATCCATAAACCACAGCCTTGGCTCAGACAAAATCACTGACAGCCCAGCAAGATCCACGCTCTGTTGTGCTGGACCGATACCATATTTCTTTCGCTTGCATAAATTCTTGTTGCAATGAGAGGCCAGTGGCTGCTGTTCACACGGGTAAAAATATTCTTTCTTCTCTAGCTGCTGCTGGATCGTTACGATCTCTGACGCAGGCAAAGGTGGCTGACAATACTGTGTGTTAATCTTCTCGTGCAGGGTCTTCCAGTTGTCAGGATCAACAAGTTTACAGGCTGTACCCACAGCAAACATCGTCGTGTTCCTGCCACCCTCTGGAATACCTGACTCCAACAAGTGCTTGAGACACGGAGGCCATTCCTTAAACTGATCTGACGTGCCGCCTAGCTCCAGTGTTAGGAAAGTGGATACATCCAGCTTACGCTCTTCAATTAAATCTAGAAACTGTTCTAGTGTCGCGGCCTCGCCGTCTTCAAGCAGCGCGTAACGGAGTGTTTGTTCCGCATCAAAATACGGCAGGTTGATAAAGTTACCCACGTCCCCACGCTCGACAAGAACCTGTTCCTGCTTTGGGAAAATCTCACAGCCGCCATAACCAAGTACGGCAGAAATCTCTGAAGCTTTATCACGGAACTCTCCTGCACCAATCCACTCTTTAAAGAAAAAGAAAATGTGGGCGCCGCCCGACTTAGACCTACACACTATGCAAGGTATGCCGGCGTCGCGTAATTTTTTATCAAGGGCTTCTAAATCTAATGGATATTGATCGATGTCCAGTGCACCAAATCGGCACTTGTTATCTTCGTTAATAGGGATTGATCCAACGCCCCAGTCTCCGGCGATGTGTGACTTGATCAGGTCTAGTGTCAGTGGCTTCCGTACAATGTAAGACTTCGCCTTCTGCTTTCCAGCGCGTCTCTCATCTGATATCTGTGTCTGTCCGTGCGCTGCGCTGAAGCCTTCAAACGCAGCCATAAACCGTTCTGCTAGGCTCATAGCAAACTCCTTATGGTAAAAAGCAGGGGGTGGTTATTCGGTCACAAGGAGTTGTGTTCTAGGTAGGAACCGAAAAACCTTATTGCTGCCCCCTGTCCAGCAGCTTAGATGACCCTACCTAAAAAGGAACATCGTCAGTGGTTGGAGTTGCTGCACCCATCTCATCCGCAGTACCAGCAGATGTCTTAACCTCTCCCTTCTGGAAAGACTCAAACATATTCTTGGCTTCTTGGATTGCTTGAGCCGGAACGTCGGTAGGATCTACACGATCAACACTTAGGTTGAACCAACTACCGTAATCGTTTGACTCCTGAACACCTGTTACCTTCCAGACAGTACCCCACATAGGTGGGTTGAACGGTCCGTTCTTGCCTTCGTACTGAACCATCCGCATCATTGTGTTCCAACGCTTGGATACTTTGATGCCTGACTTCTTGAGGTCACAGATAGCGGTATGAGAAGCACCTGTCTTTGGATCAACCACAACAACCAGATGCTGGTGTGAGCGAATCAACTCGTTACCTGACGGCAGGATCTCGACCGCACCAGTACGAGTCGTGCGATGAATGTCTGGATCTTTGGCGTTTAGTTCACCTACCAGACCACCTTTGCTCGATGACCCCGGATCCTTGGGCAGGAACTCAAGATACTTAACGGTGTATCCGAACGGGATAACGTACACCCCTTCTTTACGTTTCCAGAACTGACCTGTTACTGAATTGTAAAGGTCACCAGCCGACGCATTTTCAATGTACACAGGCTCTTGTTCGTTTAACTGTGGAGACATTGGTTGCAAGACACGCAGAAATGGAATCTGCATATCCTCTGTGCCGATCTGATCCATACCAGCCCCTGAGTGTGCCTCAAGGTCTGCCATAATATTTGCCACCGCAGTGGTCTTCTTCTCTGCTACTTGTGTGTTACTCATAACTAACTCCGTTTAATAGTTGCTTCTGCGCCAACGTAAACTCCGAATGTATCGAAGTCCAAATCTTTGCCAGCTTCCACGCGCTGCCTTACCCACGACTTTAGTGTCGAGGCGTGGATGTGCGTTTTTTGTGCTGGATCAAAGCCTTGATTTCTTAGGTCATCGATTACCGCGCCAGCCATATTGTCTTGGCCTGCGGAAAATGACACCACAACATCGTTCTTAATGATGTCCGCCTCACCAATAGACCGGAGAAAAGCAAACGCTTCATCCCTCTTGTCATCAGCAATACGAGCATGAATGAAAGGTCGCACCTTCACCTTGTGACCGTCGACCTCGAGACTATCAACTCCCATCTCTTCCATAAGAGCGGGGATATCTTCTGTTGTGATTTTCTTTTTCTTGAACTTCAGATCTTTCAGATGCTGTTCGGCATCCTCGATATCCTTGTCCACTTGGATGGACGCACGGATCAAGTTTGATAACTTTGATACGCTGTCCTTTTGGATGTTGTCGAACTTACTGGCATCGACTTCCTCTTCCATTAGCGAGAACACATCGCTCATCGTTCTTCCTTTCACTTACAAAGTTTACGCCCTTCGGCTTTAGGTTGATTACCCTATAGAGGGTGGTAGTCTTGGTCAAGCAGCTTTTTCACTAACCTCCTTCTTGACAATATGAGCAAGCTGTTTGCTCACGCTGCGGTCATTCTTCTGTGCCAGATCCTTCAAAAGTGTGTACACCTCGATAGATACAGCGACTGATTTCCATTTGTTGGTATTCATCTTTACTCCTAACTTTCATGCTGTTACTGTTTAGACCTTATCCTAGATAGAAACAGGGGGTCAAGTACCAAATGAGACCAGATCATAGAATTTGTGATGGTAAAAGATCTGAACTCGTTGCAGCCGAGTGGTTGATGTCACAAGGCTGCTATGTGTACTCCCCCTTCATCGAGCAGGGACCGATTGATCTTATAGCCCTGAACCCGAAAGGCGAACTCTTGCTCTTCGATGTGAAGACGGTAGCTCGACGGGAAAACGGGAGCATTATAAGCCGCACTCTGAAACAAAAGCAGCAGAAGCTTGGCGTCCGACTCCTCTATGTCGACCTTGTTACACACGAATGTCACCTTTACCCCCATCAATTCAACCCCTCAAAAACATCAAACCAGAACGCCGCTAATCGTCACCACGGCGGGGAGAAACTTCAAGCCATTTCCTCGCTTGTTCGCCCAGAGTCTTTGCCGACAGATCAATCTTCGCCCGAAGAGCTTTAACAATGTACTCATCAATCGTGCCCTTCGACATAAAGTCTACATAGGTCACGGTATTCTTCTGCCCAATACGGTGACACCGATCCTCCGATTGTATTCGCGTCTCAAGATTAAAATCGTTGGCATAATAGATCACGTTTGTTGCTGCCGTCAGCGTAAGGCCATAGCCTGCGGTCTGTGGGTTTGCCACGAAGAACCTTGCATCTCCGAACTGGAATGACGTTATAGCGTTTTGACGTTGTTCATCTGTCGTATCGCCGAAGTATGAGACAACCGACCCCGACCCATATGCTTTAGCTAAAGTAGCTACAATAGCTACTATGTCGTACCGAAACCGTGACCAGATAATGACCTTGCCGGACATCTCTTCTACCGTCTCTAGCAGTGCGTCCAGCCGCTTTGTCTTGAACTCCACTAGCTCACCATCGTCTGTCATCAAGTGACCGCACAGCACCTGCTGAAGGCGCAGCAACTGGGTCATCACCGCCGGGGCAGACACCAACTCACCGTTATCCAGCAAAGCAATGGCTGCGTTCTTCAGTGACATATAATGTCTAAGCTGATCGTCAGTCATGCCAACGTGTCGGACAGTATATATCTTCTCCGGCAGGTCGAGCGCATCCTCCTTGGTTACGCGATACGAGAAACGATCCAGCTTGGTAGAAAGCTCGTCAAGATTTCTGTATCCCACGACTTGTTGAAAGCTATGATTGCCCATCCGCTGAGTTCTTGTGATTGCGTAGCGCCCTTGGAATGAGTAGTAAGAGTCATGTCCAAGCAGTCCTTTGTCCATAAATTCACATTGCGAGTAAAGATCCATTGGCGACTTAGTGACTGGCGATCCAGTGAGTATGCGGCGAAACGATGCACTCTTACCAAGCGCAACCAAAGCCTTAGT